ATCAGTTTGTTGACGCTCTGCGGTCACGCTTAGTGTTCAACGAGCTTGGCGCACGCTTTATGACTGGTCTGCGTGGCGATGTGGCTATTCCAAAGCTGGCAACCGGCGTATCTGCTGGTTTCGTGGCTGAGAACGGCGCAACATCTGAAGTCAACGCTGTGTTCTCACAAATTACGATGTCCCCGAAATCGCTTGGGGCGTTTACGGACGTATCGAGATTATTAATGATCCAGTCCGACCCTAGTGTAGAGCAGATTGTTCGTGATGACCTGTTGAACGCGATTGCACAGAAAATTGAAGATGTTGCAATCGAGGGCGGCGGTTCTAACGAGCCAACTGGCATTACTGGCACCGCCGGCATCGGTTCAGTTGCAATCGGCACAAACGGCGGCGCGATTGCTTGGGATGACATTGTTAACTTGGTTAAAGAAGTTGAAGTTGACAATGCTGCTATTAACGGCAACACGCTTGCTTATCTGACCAACCCAAAGGTTAAGTCGCTGATGGCTTCAACTGCAAAGGTTGCGTCAACAGATAGCGTTATGCTGTTAGATGCACCTTGGAACCAGCTTTATGGTTATAATCTTTCAATAACCAACAATGTTCCATCTGATCTGACCAAAGGCACTGGAACCGCACTTTCTGCAATGATCTTTGGTGACTTTAGCCAACTGATGATGGGCTTCTTTAGCACACCAGATGTACTTGTAGATCCATACACAGCCGGTTCAACCGGCGCAGTGCGTATCCGCGTGATGCAAGAGCTGGACATTGCTGTTCGTCACGCACAGTCATTCGCTGCGTGTCTCGACATTGATGCCTAACTAAACTGACGGGGCGGCGCAAGTCGCCCTGTCTTTCCCATAGGGGTCTAGTATGAAAATCAAATGTAAGCGGAATATTCTTATCGGCGGTAAAGCGCACGTTGTTGGCGATATTGTCGAGGTTACTGAAAACGTGGGGCTTGATCTGGTCAATACCGGCAAGGTTGAGGTTTATGAAGAAAAGCAAGGCATCACTGATCGGGCTATTGGCCTAACAAAGAAATCAGCGGCCAGCCTAGTTAAGCGGAACACAAAGAAAAAATGACAATCAAACTTGTTAAAATTACAACGCTCAAAGACTGCCAAGCGGGTTCAGTCGGGATTATGCTTGCCGGTGAAGATCACGATGTTCGTCAAGATGAGGCGAACAAGCTGATTGATCGCGGCTATGCAAAGCTATGGTCGGCCAAAGTGGCTAAAGTGGCTAAAGTGGACGCTGACTAATGGCAGTCGAAACCGCAGATGACCGCGCCATCTTTGTTGGCGTTGATGATTTCGGGGTTGCTGCGACTTACAACGCGACCACGATTAACGGCATCTTTGATAATGATTTCGTTGAGGTTGACGCTGGCGGGGGTGTTGGCTTTGCACTGCAACAGCCGCGATTTGTTTGCCGCACCGCAGACGTTAGCACCGCAGCCGAAGGCGATACTATCACGATCAACGCGGTGGCCTACACGATGCGGATTGTGCAGGACGACGGGACTGGTATGACCACGCTGGTATTGGAGAAACAATAGATGGCGCACGTTCGGCAGCAAATCCGCGACCAGATCGTGACGACGTTGACGGGACTGACCACGACCGGCAGCAACGTATTCCGCAGCCGTATCTTTCCGCTGGAACAGACAAAGTTGCCAGCACTATGTATTTTTACCAAGAGCGAAGCCACCGAATTTGATACAATTACGCTGGCGCGTTCGGTAAATCGGGTTTTAGACGTTGCCGTTGAGGCATATGTTATTGGGACAGCGAATTATGATAATGCGCTGGACACTATTGCGGTTGAGGTTGAGGAAGCTATTGCCGCTGATGTAACGCTTGGTGGCTTGGCAAAAGATGCACAAGTGACCGCGTTTGAGGCTGACTATTCGGGCGATGGCGAACAGCCAGTGGCCGTTGGTCGGTTTACTCTTTCGGTGCAATACCGCACCAAAGAAAATGACGTTGAAACTGCCGTTTAAGGAGATAAACCAATGGCGACTTTTAAGGGTAACGATGGTGTCGTACTTATCGGCACAGACGTAATGGCTGAAGTAATTTCATTTAGCGTGGACGAAACCGCAGAGGTGATTAGTGACACCGTTATGGGTGATGTGGCACAAACCTACAAGGCTAGCTTTAAGGACTTTACAGCTACCGTAGAATGTTATTTTGATGACACAGACACCGCACAGCAAGCAGTAACCGCTGGCGACACAATTGTACTTAAGCTGGGTATGGAAGGCAATACAACGGGCGACCACCTTCTCACCGGCTCAGCAATTGTTACCAGCCGGTCAATCGGTGTTTCATCTGATGGCATCAACACCGCCACTTATTCGCTGCAAGGCACCGGCGGCTTAACTGAAACTGTTGTTTAAGGGGTAAAAAATGGGCTTGGGAGAACAGATAGCGGCGCGGCGTGCGTTGCAACGTAACCGGATCGAGGTTTTTGAGTGGGGCGAAGATGGGCAACCTTTGGTTATTTATTCTGGCTCTATTACCGCTGGCGACATTGATAAGCTGCAAAGAAAGCACAAAGACTTTCTAAGCAATATGACAGTGACCGGAATGGTTGATCTGATTATTGCAAAAGCTGAAGATGTTGATGGCAAGCGTCTATTCACGCTAGAAGATAAAATGTATCTTATGAAAGAAAGCGTGACGACAATATCTGACATTGCTGGCCGTATGTTTGGCGATGTTGAAACTGTCGAGGATGCGGAAAAAAACTAAAAGACGATCCGCTGCGGCTGAATATGATGGCTTTGGCGGATCGTTTACACAAGACGCAAGCTGAAATTGAAGAATTGACGCTAACAGAACTGAATGAATGGTTCGCTTATTTCAAGGTGATAGACGATGGCAAATCAAAAACTTAACTTTGTTATCGCAGCCGTTGATAAGACCCAGAAAATATTTCGCGGTGTTGCGGCTGGTCTAGCTCGCGTTAAAAAGGCTGTTGTCAGCGTTCAAGGTGCGCTTGTCGCCTTGGGTGCTGCAACGGCACTTAAATTATTTGCAGATAAAATTGACGACCTTGCCAAAGCGTCTAGCCGCCTTGGTCTGACGGTTAATGAATTACAATCCTTACAATTTGCGGCCAGTCAAACGGGTGCGTCTGCCGAAGAACTTGAAAAAGGTCTGACGCGGTTCAATCGGTCTATCTCCGAAGCATCAACCGGCATTGGCACTGGCTTGCGGTCGTTTGAAGCGTTAGGCATCAAGGTAATGGATGCCGCTGGTAATCTGCGCCCCACTAATGAATTGTTAAATGAGGTTTCTGACCGGCTGCAAACAATCGAAGCACCGGCTGATCGCGTGCGGATTGCATTTGACCTATTTGGCCGTTCTGGTGTCAACCTTGTGAACACGTTGCAGAATGGTTCGGAAGAACTTAAAAATCTGCGTGAAGAATTTAATGCCTTTACGCTTGAACTTACACAAGATCAAGCAAACGCTGTTGAAGAAGCAAATGATCGTTTTGATCGTTTAGGGCAAACGCTATCATCTATTGGCAATAGATTGACATCATTTTTCTTGCCTAAACTAGCCGCTGTCGCTGATTTTTTGACGACCGGCTTTTTAAAGGTTCTTGTTTTTGTAACATCTGGCTTGCGTGATTTTTTAAATATGATCGTAGAGATCGGCAAAGAAGTCGGTGTGGAAATGGAAAAATTCACATTTGGCGAACAGTTAGAAAAAGATTTAAAAATTGTCATCTTCAATTCCGAAAATGCTGGCAAAGCAGTAATGGACGCGAATGGTCAAATTCGCCATTTGATCGGTAATGCTAGAGAAACAAAAAAGCCGTTAGATGTTATGGCTCAGGGTTTTGAACGTGTGAAAGAGGCCGTCGGTATGACTACCGGCAAAATCAGAGAAAGCACATCATCTTTGACTGAATACACAAAGGCAGCGCAAGACGTAACAAAAAATCTGCAAGACGCGGCAACACGCGGAGTTAAATCGCTTGAGGATTCACTTGTTGGCGTTATTGAAGGCACTATGAGCGCAAAAGATGCGTTTAAGTCAATGGCAAGGTCAATAATTAGCGACCTTATCCGCATTCAAATTCAGCAAAATATCACATCTAAAGTTAGCAGTTTTCTTTCCGGCCTTAATCTCTTTGGTGCTGGCGCAACGTCTGCCGGTGTACCGCCTTGGGTTTCTGGCTTACCAGCAAGGGCTAACGGCGGTCGTGTAACCGCTGGGCAGCCGCATTTGGTCGGTGAAAAAGGCGCGGAGTTGTTCGTTCCGTCGGGTCACGGCAAGATCGTGCCTAATGGTGGCGGTGCGGGCGGCAGTGTAGTTGTCAACCAGACAATCAACCTATCGGCTGGCGTGTCGCAAACAGTACGCGCTGAAGTGATGCAGATGATGCCGCAGATACAAGAGGCATCGAAAGCGGCTGTGCTTGACGCAAGGCGGCGCGGCGGTTCATTCAGTGCGGCATTCGGGTGATCTAAATGGCAATTTCATATCCACTAACATTTCCGACA